CGACAAGTTATATTTTGTAGTTGTTTTTCCCATTTTGTTCCTGTTGCTGCCGTTATATTTCCTTTTTCCGCCGGTAACCGGCTTAATCTCGTCTGTCGGATATGTGTTTGCCGCAGTATTTTCCATCCATTTACTTTGGACAATAATCCTGTTCATCAGCGTATTTATTTATCCGCATTGGGCTACGCGGATATTGGGAGCGTTTTTTCGATTGCCGGTACTTCGCCGTTGGCGTACCCGTGCGGAAAACGTATCGGTACACATTGTGCAAGCATCAAAAGACACGCAAGTATAATCGCAAAAACGAAAAGTACATAAATTCAAAACGAATTGTACATTTTTTTTGCGATTCAAAGATAAAAAAAACGGCGTTTGAGTACAATCTAAACGCCGTTTAATTTTTATGCTGTTTTTATAGGATAATTTGCTGTCAATATTTCTACTTTATTCTTTCGTTTCCCTGCCCTTGCGTGTGTGCCAATGCTACCGGATATTTCTACTGTATGCCAACTTTTCTGCTTGGTTTTAAACCGCTATCTTTACTGGTCTTATAGAAAATCCGTATCCTTTGTTTATATTGGCGATGCCACTTGTACCGGTTGGCGGAAGGCTTAAGTAGTGGGCGTTGGTTGGCGACTGTTCTGCGGCACTCCATACATAGGCTCCGATGCCTGAACTCATACCACCATCTGCGTTGTTTCTAAATCTTGAAAAAGGCATCACCATATAAGCCCCTGTACTTATGTCTGTAAACCTTCTACACTGAACACCGTTATATGATGTGATTTCATTTAACACTTTACTCGTATCTAACAGGGTTGAAAGTTCGACATTCGTTGGAACACGCCATCCTGCCGGACTTGGGTCATTGGAGTTTTCCCAGGTAGTACCAGCAGGAGTGCTATTATCCCATACATTGCCTCCATCAGAATTTATCAACTGACCGGTATTGCTCCATCCTATTCTACGATTCCATTGGTAAAGCATGCCGTGTGATTCAGGGTTAGCTGCAAATGTGCCTGGAGCATCTACATTTCTTGTTGACCATTTTACGCCATTAATCACAACATAATCTTTTCCAGCGTTCTCCATAGCCAAACTGGCTCTCATTACATTTGTCAACGTAACAACAGCCTGTTGAACAGAGTATTGGCTCGTGTGAATAAAAGCTACTTCAAAAACATAACCATCGCCAGCCACTAAAGTGTCTTGATCTGCTATTGTCTTAAAATTAAACGTAAAATTTCCACTTGCCAATGCTCCCGGAATGGGATGATAAATTGTTTTCGAGCCTGCTCCTGTGGTTGGATTAAAAAAACGCGCTAACATAACCACATTTTGAGTAGCGCCCGTAAATAACCACGTACCGGAAAACTCCCAAAGGTGAACCTGTCCCACTTTTTTGTTTTCCCTGAAACGACCATTCAAAGCGTTATTGCTATCCGAAACATAAATTGCCTGTTCAACATCCCCATTTGCCCAAATTGTTCTTGGTGGCAGTGAATACTCTATTGTAGAAGCATCCGGTATATTCATCCTAACAAAAGTATTTGAAGTAAATACACCCCCATTTGCTACAATATTTACTGTCGCTTCTGCCTGACCTGCATAATTAGGCGCAATATTCGCAGAGCCACCTCCGTTTCCAATATTGCCGGCGTTTCCGGCACTCCCGTCCGAGTAATAAATAATCAAATCGCCGCTTTCATTTACTTTTGCGTCTATTATACCGGTGCCGTTATTGCCGCTTTCCCCCGGCTCCCCCTGTATTCCCTGAATGCCCGGTTCACCCTGTATGCCTTGAGTACCTTGCTCGCCCTGTACCCCCTGTATTCCTTGAGCGCCTGATTCACCGGTTTCTCCCTTTTCGCCCTGAATACCCTGCACTCCTTGTGCTCCTTGAATGCCTTGCTCTCCCTGTTCTCCTTGTATTCCCTGAATACCCTGTTCGCCTTTTGCGTTAATTCCCGTGTCAGCCTCCCCGATAAACCAGTTCCCATTCTCCCCTATGGAGGGCTTGTTGTCTAAAATCTCGTTTATAGCTCCGACAACTGTTTTATCATCTGTTTGAAGATTGTTGTCGGTTATATTCTGTTTTTGTGCCAATGCTTGATTTATTCCACTAAAAGCACTGCTAAACGCTTCATTTAAGCCGTCGATATTTTCGACAGGTATTTTCTCGCTTTTGTGCCAAAAACTATCTAACCAATCCCAAAATTGCCCCTCGGTAGGATAGGCGAATTTGCGAAACCATTGCTTTAATTGTTCTCTTGTCTGTATCATATTATTTTACTTTTATGATGAAATTGATTGCTAAATATGGCGGCATGTTATTGTGGGGCTGTCCGCTTGGAGTGTTTGCGGCTGTGAATACATCTCCTCCGGATTCAGTTCCGTTGGATTGTCGAACACTGGCTCCGTTCGCTGTTCCGTTTGCCCTTTGTATTCTATGACTGTGCGCGGGTATTTGCCCGGCTGTAAGCGTATGCGTTTCAGCACCTCCTTTTGCTCCGACAGCAGCATTCGTAACGCCACCGTACATCAGCGGAAAGCGACCTCTTAAATCGGGCAGAAAAAACTCATTTGCTCCTGGTTCCGTATTCGTTGAAGGGTGTTTAAATTTTGTTTGAATTTTTGAGAAAAGAACGGGATAAGCCGCTCGTTGCAATGATTGCCCTTGACATGGTAGCCAATTTGACTCCTGACCGGAAGCAGTTGTATCGGGCATAATTACATCGTGTCCCCACATCATTATCATTCCAACAGGCGCAGGGTCGATATTGTCAACTTGCCTTTTTAACGCATCTAATCGGTCGCGAAGCGATGCGTTTGTTTCGAGTTGCTTAAATTGATTATCGTCTGTGCCGGGATACGCAAAATTTTCATCAGCTATATTTGGAACAACAACCCATTCCAAATAGCGCTCTTCATACGCAGGCTGATAATCGTATCCTTGTGCCGTTATATCAACAGGACTTTTTACAAGTCTGAGCCAACCTGTTTGCGCGGGTGCATCTTTAATGTACAGCAATTCGCCAAGCGGGGAATCGGAAGTCGCAAGGAATGTGTAACCGGAATTATTTGTCTCCGGTGTTGGTTTCATTAAAAGGTACCTATTGCCACCAATGTTTCCAAGCACGGAAAGCAAGGCATTGTTTATTTGCATCAAGTCCATTCCCTCGCAATCAAGTGGGAATTGATTGTTCGCAAAGTTGGTGTACAACGCTTTAGCACGGTTTATTTGTTTTATTGCAGGCATAATCTTAGTTTTGAGTTGGCAAATATGTTAGTTGAAATTGTTTTGATGCAAGTTTAAATTCACGTGTTACGGCTTCGATGCTCAACAGCAATGCCGTGTCGTGAAATCGTGGTTCGTCGGGCAATAATATGGTAAAGTCGAATGCGCTTCCGGTGGCAGTTCCACGCCTGCCGATAATAAAGGCGTTGCTCGTTTGTCGCTGTGGAAGCAGTACCTTCCGGCTATCATCCCTATGATAAATAAATGACCACTGAACATCTAAACCATCGCCTATTTGAATACGTCGAAGCTCGTTATCGAATTTGTCATTCAGTACGGCTCGCAAGTAACACACTTGCCCGTTGTGTGTGAGGCGGTAATTTACATCAAGGCGGTACCGTGCAAAATCTATCCAGTCGAACTGCGAATATACAGCACGCAAAAACGCCATAATAACAGGCTTTCGCAGCATTGTAGGCAATAGCATGATTGCCAAACGAAAGAAAATGATTCGATATATGTTATTGTACCGCATTGTGTGGTATCATATTAATGATTATATTATCCTCGTTATAGGCGAAATATCCTGCCAATGGAATAGTTTTGGCATTAATCAGATTGCCGTTTGCTGTTGCTGAACGAAAATCGGCAATTCGCACACCATCGACAACCTGAACGGCATCTATCAACGCCATATTTGAGTATTCGCCATTAAAAGGCAAGCCTGTAATATAGTCGCGAATGGCATTTTGAACGGCTCGTCTTACGTCACTCGCAAGTAGCATTGGAGAATAGTAAATATCAAGCGAACAGGTAAAAGCGTCTCCGGATATATTCACCAAGTTCCATCGCACACCGGCATCGCGTATTTCGTTAATGTAGGCGCGAAACTGTCCGGCTTGGTCGGTTGCATCGTTGCCGGTTCCTCCGGGTAGCGGTTGCAAGTTGCCAGGCTCGCCGGTTGCAATTTTAATAACCAAAACACTGCTTCCGGGTTCTTCAATAGCGGTTGCGTATTTAACAATGTGCTTTTCTTCGATTTGCTCGTCTGTCATTTCCGATGTATCGTAGCGGTCAGTATCGGTAATAAGCAGTGTGTCAATCATAAAATTGAGGGCTTTGTCCCTGTACCATTTTGCACGATGTGGTAAAATATTTTCGATTATTTCGTTTACTTCTGAGCGGTGGGTGTCAAAAAAACGTTCGAGCGCGTGTATGCCTTCTGCTAAATTGTAGAACAAAATGCTTTCGAGGCTTGCGCGGGAAAATTGTTCGTCAAAAGTTTTCCCCTCCACTAATCCGTACGATTCACGTATCAGTCTGTCTTGAATAAAAACGCCTGTCATTGACTGTTTTATGTCGCTTGTGCTTCTTGCCATTGATTGAATAATTGAATTAGGATACTATAAAGTCTATTTCTATTCCCATAAAGTTAATGCCCCCGATATGTGTTTGTTCATCCGTCATTCCGGTTGCTGGTTTTAGTCGTTTGCTGTTGTAATAGTCGGAAACAGGCTTGTTTTGCGTTTCGACAGCAACAACCGGCTCTCCGACCTCCAAATTGTCGGTTAGCGACAAATCGTTTTCGAGAGCCAAGTCGAATGCCGCCGATGTGCTTCCTGACTCCTGGATTGCAATATCAAATAAACTCTGTCTGTCGAGTACCGTGGATTTCATTTTTTAATTTTTAAACACCATTTAATTACCGCGTAAACAATGATTAAAAGGAGTAATGTCGCTAAGCCTGTTTTTTCAAAAAAAGTAAATCCGGTTTTAGAGACCGTTTCACTCTCTGTTTTTGTTTGCAATTCTTCTTCTATCGACAAAAATCGACTTTCTATCGAATTTAGTCGTTCCTCAATATTTGCAATAGTTTCTCTTGTTATCTTACTCGTCTCTGTTGTATTGCTTCCGTACCAGCTTATGACTGTCGGAAACTGCTTCCCGGTACTGTCAGGCGGAGACAGGTGCAAGCTCCCGCCGGAAAGGCGGGTTTCTTTATTCGTTTCCGCCTCTGTGGTTTGAGAGAAAGAACCGGAAGCCGTGCTACTCGTTTCTTTTTGCCTGCTTTCATTTCGCATGGTTTCTAATTTTGCTCTTTCGTCTATCCTGGTCGCCTCTCTTGTTGTTTTGCAGGCAAAACAGGAAACGAGAATTAAAATAAATGCTACTCTTTTCATGATTTTTTTGTAATTGTTTTTACGTTTGACAATCTTTCGTTTAACTCTTCAATTTCAACTCGCAGCTTACCGTTTTCTTTTCGCAGCTCCACTACTTCTTTCATTAACTTTTTGTTTTCTTCCGCGAGCAAATTGATAGATGCTTGCATATTATGCAAAAAGTCATTATTTGCCTTCTTGCGACCGGCAAAATAACTCGCCACGCTTGAGATCGGCACAATCAAATAACCTAATATTGTTACCCAGATTTCCATGATTATTGTATTGTTAAATAAGATTCCGGATTGACAAAATCACCTCCGACGTATTGTCCGTTAGTCCACTTCCCGCCAGTCTTGGCGGTAAAATGCAAGTGTGCGCCGGTGGAAACTCCAGTATTACCACACTCGGCTATTTGTTGACCTTTTGCTATTATGTCGCCTTTTTTTACCAATTTTTTGTTCAGATGCGCAAAACCGAAACGCAAGAACAAGCCATCACCGATGATAATTGTTTCTCCTCCGGAGGCGTGCGTATATGATTCCATTACATAGCCGTCTATTGGCGAATATATTGGCGTTCCTATTGGAGCCGAAACATCTACTCCATTGTGGAATGTTTTTAACCTGGCAACAGGATGTGTCCTATCGCCAAAAGGGCTTGTTATTCTTCCGGTTATTACTTTCATAATGATATACTTTGTTTGTTGATTAAAATTTCCAATTCATTTTTTACATCTTCAATTCGTATATTCGCCCGTGTGAGTGCGACTTCGATTTGATTTTTCAATTTGTCGCGATTTAGCTTTCCGCGTATATTTCGCAATAAATTTGCACCGATTATCGGGTCTTCTTTCAATTCGCCCTGATTCATCTGTAAAACCAATCCGGCACACTGAACAGCATTGTCGCCAACAAGCAACCCACCGGTTATTTTTCCGTCAGTTCCGCGCCTTACTCTTATTAGCAAGTCGTTTTCTTCGTTGAGTAAAACACCTTTCATCAGTGTGTTATTTTTTTGTTTTCAAAATCATCCTTTTGCGATAATGGCGATAATTGCAACACACCGGCGAATATTGGCGCAAAGGTTAATCCTTCCGATGGCACAGTTATTCCTGAAAGTATTGTGATTAGCTGATTTACCTTTTTTTCCAAAGCGCTTATTTTATCTGCTACCACTTCGCTTTTTACCAGTCCGCCGAATTTTCCGCCGTTTATTTCGATATTGTCGGATTTCACTTCGACCAATTCTACATCTTCGGCATTAATTAGAAAGGTCAGCGCCTCTTTGCCCTCCAAAATTCCAATCAGGCAAACCGCGTCTTCTTTCGGCTTAATATCAACAAATCCAAATCCAAGTTGAACGCCCTCGTATGGAACATCATCGCTCACGCCTGTTGCCGTCATTGTTTTGTCATTCCAATTAACCGACTTGCAAACGACAAAGCGAAGCTGCGCCTGTTTTGTCCCTTCCAACCGGCGACCGAATATGTCCGCAAATTTGTCTAACTCACTCATACTGCTCTATCTCCCAATGTTAGTTCTTGACGATAACCGCCTGTACCGAATTTCTTTACTACTTTTTCTACATAAAAAGTGCCTTCCATATTTTTGAAGATCTCGCTTTTTATATACGCTTTCATTCCGTGTTGAACTATAGGAATACCAAATAATGTAATTGAGCCATCAAAACCCCGTACTTGGTATTTTTTCAAATCGGCATTGGCGCGTTTTTCAAGTTCAGCCAATACGGTAATGCCGATATAAGTTCGCTGTACGCTTGTGCCGCCTTTGCGCCCAACGGTCGCGCTTATTTTCCTGCCGTTTTTCAAAATTGAAATAGCTTTGATTTCTACATCGTGCGTTTCGGATTTTTTGTTGAGGCTCTCGGAAACGGCGTTTTTCTCCAAATGAATATTGACAACAGGCACATCGCTTTGGTCTGCATATATCACACCGCACCGCAATATTTTATCGTCAAAATATGAATAAAGCCCGGTGTCTTTTTTTATTTGATCAAGAACGATAATAGGTGCAACGTTTGAGAAACGTACTGCGCCCAAATTCACATCTGGACAATCAATTTCATACTCTTTAGCGGCTTGTGTCAATAAGTTTCTGAGTGTGATCGCGCCCGAAACAATGCTCACATTGCCACGTTTGAGTTGGTACATTTCGTCCTCGCAACGAATTACTACCGGAACTCCTTCCGACACATCGCTTACATAGCCGGTAAATTCAACCGGTGGTTCGCCATCGCCATAGCCGAGTCTTATTTCTACCGGGTCGCCGTTTTTGAAAATATCCGAATAATTTACATTTGTCAGGTTATTCAATATCCGAATATTGCGTGGCATCACAATTTCAGCTTTGCCGGTAAATTCTTTCCACGAACGCTCCACTGTTACTTCCGACACTTGTCGCAGTTCTACCTGTTGCCGTCTTTCGGTTGCCGCAAAAATTATATGTACCGCCATTGTCAAAGTCATATCGTCAGTTCTATCGGTTCGTCACTTATTGCCTGAATGGTAAAAGGAATCACATTCCACTTTGCCTCTATCGGCTGAATATCGAGGTTTTTTATTACGATACGGTCAATTCTCTTACCAAGAAAAACCGCTCCGCCAACTTCAATCGAATCGCACAAATCCGCCCAACGGATAAGTTGGTTTATTTGCTCGTGTGCCGGGTTCCCTGCTCTATCATTGTTGAAAGCAATGCCGCGAATGGTTATTTCCCAATCTCCAATGCCGTAAATTTCTTTTACCGTTCCGTTCCCGCCGAGAACAGGCGTTGTAATTACATTGTTTTGCCGGCTGAAATCCACAATACACGAATACGGTAAAGTGTATTCGCCATATCTTACTTTTTCAATTGCGCCAGTATATTTGTTGTATGTGTTGTACGTGCCGGCTTCAAAAGTAACCTCGCCAAGCACCGGTGTTCCGAGTGCAGATATTATTTCGCTTTCTTCTGCCGAAAGCAAGCGTACATCTTCGTAATTTGAGAACTGCGCCTTTTGTTCTTCGGACAATTCATAATCTTTGGGAATGAAACTACGAGGCTTAAACCACGCATTAGCTATGTAAATCGGCGATTGAATACCAAATACCTCACGAAGCACATTTCCAGCAAAATGCGCTTTGTTCAGGCTTCCCTGCGGTATCATATTTTCAAAATTCGGTACGCTCATAGTCTATTATCCTGTTTGCGCAAGCGCATCGTTCAACTTGTCATTGATTTTCCGTATAATCTGCTCGGTAAATTCATCGGGATTTTTCACACCGTTATTTGTAATGTTCAGCGTTACGTTCATTGTTACCGATCTGCCGCCACCACTTCCGCCGCCTACTCCCGAAATGGTGTTTTTGCTGCTGCCGTCTGCCTCATTCGGTTTGAATGGGCTGTTGATAATAGCCGGCTGCTCTCCGGCAATGGATTTTGCGCCGATACTTGTTCCGCCGGTCTCGCCGCTTTCTTTTTTGGCTTTGAACTCTTGAAAAGAGGCGCGTCCGGCTTCTGCCCCTTCTTGGTAAGCGTCACCAAGTTTTTTACCGCTTTCAAAAGCATTTTTAAAAGCAGTTACGCCGCTAAGGTCAGCCAACCCGCTTTTTGCGTCTGCCCATGCGCCTTTGAAATCACCCTTAAACAGTTTTGCAATTGCACTTCCCATTGTGCCAAGACCGGATATAATGCCTTTAATGCGGTCAATAATAAATTCTTTGAGGATGCCGCCGAATCCTTTTACTGTTTCCCAAACCCCGTAAATCACAGCACGAAAGCCTTCAAATTTGTTCCAACAAAGAACAATTGCGCTAACGAGTACACCAATTCCTAATACAATCCAACCTATCGGGCTGGCGACAAACGCTGCATTAAGCAGCCATTTAGCTGCGGTGAAAGCCGTTGTTACTGCTTTAGCAATTGCCATAACGCCATTATATATTTTAAAAGCAGCAATAACACCAACAATTGGAACAACAATACTGCTAATTGTGGCAGCCAAACCGATGAATACAGGTTCTCCATCTCGTATGCCGTTGATAAATCCAGAAAAAACATTCCAAACTTTTTTTACTACTGTCCAAATAACATCCATTGCCGAAGTTATGATATTCGCAATCGTTTCAACACTCTTTGTTATTTTCTCCTCATTCCTTTCAAAAAGGCTAATGACTTTGTCCGCAAATTCGCCTACTTTGGCTATTATTGGCGAAAAAGCCGACTGTACCATGACAGCTAATTTCCCGACACGCACTTGCAAGTCGCCCAAATTATTTGCCTGCTGTTTCAGTTTGCCTTCCGGTGTTGCGGCTAATGCTTTATTTACCCCGCCGACCGATTCGTTTACCACATCAAACAAAACAGCTGCCCGCTGCGCTTCCGTTCCTGTTTTTAAAATTTGTTCCTGCGCTTTGGTGAAAGAGTATCCATAGCGCGACAGTGCGCCTGTTTGTCCCTGCATTACTTTACCCAACATGCCTCCTATTTGAGCGGCTTGTTCCTGCGAGGCGTTTAATCCATACTGCTGTGCAAGCATATCATTCATAACCGGGATAAGTGTTTTCAAACTGTCCGTTTTGCTGACGTATGTTGCCAGCTCCTGCGCTCCTGATGTTTGCACGTCGCTCGAAATTACACCAAGTTTTTGTTGCTCACCGGTTAATCTTTTTATGCTTTCTATTTGCTCATCACTTGCCCCGATTGTGTTACGCATTACGGCTGCAAGTTTGGTTACTGATACCGCCTGTGATTCGTAAGCCTGTTTTGAACTGTTTACAAATTGCGTTAGCTTGTAGGTAGCGGCGGTGGCAAGTACGAGCGGATTGGTTAAAAATTTTGCGCCGGGAAGACTGCTGAATGCTTCGGATAGCTTACTTTTAAAAGAACCTGTCGTTGATTGCATCTTTCCCATTTGTTTTTCAAGCAATGCAATTTCGGTATTAATCTTGCGGATTTTTTCTGCCTCGCTCATTGGAAGTATATCCCGCTGCGCTTTCAACGTATTAATTCTATCGGACAACTTAACAACACTCATATCCAAATTTTTAGTCTGATCGCCAAAATTAGCGGCTTTAGCGGCTGCCTTTCCAAAGGCGGCTGCCATAGAGTTGGAACTGTCCTGCGCTTTTGCCAAGCCAGAGCTTATTTTGTTCTGAAACTCTATTATCCAAGTGGTTGTTTTTGAAGACATTTTTTTGTCGTTCTACTCGTTTTCCGGGAACAATTGATTGATTATTTCGGCTAATGCCTGTTTATTTGCCGATACGATCAAGTCGTAGCGTTGTTTTTCCGTGTATTTGTATTCGGCATAAAGAGTTAGCCACTCTTTATCATCCAACGTTGCAGGATTAATGCCATATTCACGGCGTAAAATGGCATTAACCTGCGAAAACATTCCGTTGATTTCTTTACCCTCTATGCCTTCCCTAAAAAAGCCTGCCCCTGCTGTACAATTTTAGCGGCTTCAACATTGAAATTGGTATATACAATTCCATCATCAAGTTGGTTTGCTTCATTTCCGGCGACTACGAGATTTTTAATTATAAAGTCGTTTATTTTCGTAGCATCGCCATTGTAGCTTTCAATAATTTCTAAATGCTGTCGTGTAGGTCTGCGTAACAGGAACTGATAACTTTCGTCTGCATCAACACTCACATCAATTACATAGAGTTTTCCGAACTTGGCTTGTAAGCCTTGAAATGCTTCCTGTGTTACACATTTCAAATTTTCCAATTTATAAGCCGGAATGGCAACCGCCGACATCGCCAGAACAGGCGTGCCTATTTCTATCGCTTGATACCAACCGGGTGAATCGGGCAATATTGCGGTTTCGGCACACGCGCTTCCAATAGCGCAAATACTAATTGCCAACAGGCAAAAAAAGATTTTTGAAAAAAGACTTCGTTTCATTTTAAATAAAATTTAAAGGGTTTATAAATGCCGGTTAAAGTACATTCCAATCAATGTGCGACACCAGCAGGTCGAACTTGTTGGTTATTGATTTGTCGTTTTGCTTGGGTGCGCGAGCGTTGCCTTTAAATTCGGCGTTTCGGATAATGTCTTTGTAGGCAAAGCCGTTGTACTCGTAGCGAACAACAATGTCGAAAGGAGCAATATCCGTTAAGCGTTTGCCGGGACCAAGGGATCTTTGCAAAGCAATAATTTCCTCCTGCAAAAGCGTAATGCCTGCTTTTGCTTCATAATTGCCCTCTCCGCGCCCAATAGGTTTTCCTCCTGCACCATAAATATTTACTTTATCTACGTTGTCATCGTATTCAAGTTCCGTAATACCTTCTACATCCCTGCCGAGCATCCGCAAGGTAATGGAGTTCCAACCCGCTACTTTTCCTAACTTGTTAATAAGAACTGTGTTTGACATATTGCTTTCCTCCTACATTCTATTAGTGAAACCTAAATCTATTTCAAACTCATGAACAATACCATCAGCAACGATATTAATCGCAATTTTGAACGGTTTTGGCTTGCCGTTTATAATTGGCGGAACTGCCATTTGTTTTGGATCAATGTAAATTGAAAACTCGGCACAGTTTCCGGCTGCTAACATCACTTCGAGAGCTTTGCGCGTTCGTGCGCTCCAATCGTCAATCGTGGTACCTTTGATATAACCGGTTGACGGGTCAGCTTCTACTTTTGAGCGAACACGTGGAATAAGTGTTTGGCGGATAATCCGCGCAGCTTTGTTCCAAATGCAATTTCTTTCAATGAAAGAATAATCGCTGTCCTGTTCCTCACAGGTATGAGAATTTGAAAAATAGAGTCCGACAAAACCGGCAAACGCACCGACAAAAATATATCCCAATAAATCCAACTGTTTTTGGTCGGCAGCTGACAACTCGTTAAAGTTTTTTCCGTTGCTCAAACCGGCACTGATGAATCGTTGCCGTTTTACATCTGTCAGTGTGTAGTTCGCTTCGCCTTTTCTATCCTGTGGTTTTACTTCAATATCCACACTTCCCAAATTCTCATGCACGGCTCGCACCAACAGCATACCGAGCGCGGAACCTACTGCGGCGTACCCGGCATAAGCGGCTTTTTGTTCGGCAACACCTCTGTCCTGCCCGATAATTACCGACACATTGGGACTTGCCATTGTGCGCAAATCTTCCATTGTATTGATAAGCGGTGTTAAATAACTTCCTTTGCCTTCGAGCAATACCGCATCAATATAAATATGGTCTTTTGCTAAAGCATCAACAAGCAGCTGCGAACCTGTTACGGCTTGTTGCAATGCACTCACAGGGTTTGGATTTGTTATTTCCGTTTCACTCGCCAATCCGGCAGTGGCAATCAAATTTACGCCCTCAATACCACGCAATGCCGAAATGAAATCCGCGCTGTTTTTCAAGTCACTTACTTTTGTAGTAGCCGGAACGGCAATCAAATGAATAACCGAATCGGGAGACAGGCGGAACACTTCACTCAAATGGTAGTGGTCGAGGCGGTTTTCCGTGTCATCGTGTTCAGGCGTAATGCCCAACACTTCGGCATCGGAAAGTTGCAGCAGATCGTAAGCAGTATTAACCGCTAAGGTGCTTGCAATTGCTCCGCAACCAAGAACCATCACGGCAACGCGGTCGGGGTTTTCTGCCCCGCCGAGTCCGCCATTGATTTTGTTTATTATTACTCCGTTGAAACTCATAACTATTCCGATTTAGAAAGTTCTTCGATTTTTGCTTCTGCTGCTTTGACTACTGTCGTGCGTGGTTTTTTAACCGCATTTTCAGCGTCAAGAATTCCCTTTACCACTTCAAGTTCCGTTGCGGAGTTGATTGTGGCAATCAATTCTTCGGCTGTTTTCGGTGCATCGCTACCGGATTTATTTTCGTCCTCACGCAAGAAAGTTTCGAGTTTCAACTCTTTACCTGTACGGTTCTTTTTCGCGTGGTTTTTGGCGTGTACTTCGTTCAAGAACGCCTGCCCGTCTGCTGTTACAAATACTTTGTTTTCTTTTGGAAACTGTTTGAAAACATCGTTTGCTATGGTTTTTAAGTCTGTCATTTTTTTATTCCTCCTATTTTTTTAAGATGCAATACCGGAAATAACAGCCCCAAAACCATAATCGCGTCTTCTGTCCACAAGTCCATACGTTTGCAAACGGAACTCTGATGTTGGGTCTGCCGAGCGCGTGTCTTGCGTTTCGGGTTTATAAAGAATTTTCACCATGTCGATGTGGTACACTGTTTCTTCGCCGTAGAACATCAATGAAGCCACACGGTCGGTTGCTCCAAGTACTGCGCCTTTTGGTTTCTTTACACCTGTACTGTCGTAAGCAAGCACAGCGTTGTTTTCAAAGAATTTGAAGCCCATAATACTACGCACTTTACCGCTTTCCATGTCAAAGTAAATCTGCTTGTCGCTGAAAAAACGAGCAGAACTGTTGTCCAAAATCAAATCGGTTGCATGTTCCGGGCAAAGAATCATATACAACTCGTTCATATTCGGCAAATTCAGTTTTTTGACCTTTTCAAGATACATTACCATATCTTTGAAAGTCAATCGCGAACGACCGGTACCGTCATTTTCGCCGGTAGTTCTGATTACCGGCATATTGGCGTTGGCGCTGTCCTCTGGTGCGAGTTTCCACATAACGTGGTTACGGATGCCGATCTTAAACGACTCGGAGTGTTTAACGCGAACTTCGTTGCGTTTGTCGTAAGCAAGATAACGGATTTCGGCATCGTCCACTTCCGTTGGGTCGGTATCATACTTTTCCCATCCAACGAAAATCTTTTTCCCATCCATTTTTTTTGGAGTAAAATTCTCTTCGTTATCTACATAAAACCCGACATTGTTAATCAGTTTATTCCAACGCACACCATCGGCAGTCAATGCCGCTCTTGGTACGCCTTTCAAAACGGCGATAAAATCGTCTTTGAAGTTTTTAAACTCCTGCAAAAGTTGAGGGGCAACATATTGATTCAACCATTGCCCGGTTGCTACTGTACTCATTATTTACCTCCTTTGTAAGTTGCGTTAAACAATTCGGCATACGCTTCTGGGTCGTTTGCTTCTAAATCCGCTAATGCGTCAGGGTTTTCGTCTTGCAGTTGTGCAAAAGTTTTACCCTTGTAGGTTTTATTACCCTCCCCAGAGGTTACAAGTTGCGAGGACAATTTTTCAACCGGTGCAATGCTTTCAAGAGCTTTGCTTGCGGTTTCAAAATCGGCTTTCAACATACTTTCCCATTCGGCACGGCAATCGGCTTTAATCCGTTTGTCGGCAATGGCTTTGTCCAAAGAGGCTTTTATTTTAGCCGCTTTTTCGGTTTTCTCCTTTTGAGCCTGCACGGCTTGCAAGGTTTCGAGGTCGGTAGCTGCTTTCGCATTTGCCGCCAACTTCGCTTTCACTTCCGCTTCGGTTGCCGTTGCCGGCAGTCCGAGCATCAATGCAGTTGCTTGTAAATCCATCGTTTCTGCGTTTTTTGGTTTGTAAATTTGATTTTCGTCTATTTCAAAAGGACATCCGCAGGCTTTGATTTGCGCGGCGGTTTCCCTGTCGATTTTCGTTTTTGCCTGCACGGTGGTAATAAATCCGTGTTCCTTTGCCTCTTTGGCAGTAAGCCACCAATCGGTACCATCATTCCATTTTTTATCAAAGGCTGCTAAGTCTTTGGCAACGACTTTGTAGGCATCGTAATACTGCGCTTCACAGTCTTGCATCAGCTTTACATACGCCTCAATATCTTTGGCACTTCCAAAAACTTCTCCGCTCGGCTTGTGTATCATAAACATTCCGTTTTCCGGCATCGAAAAAGTTTTGCAATGCAAGGCAATATAGGTCGCGGCAGAAGCTACCAAAGAGCCGCCTTCGCCGCTTACGGTTCCTTTAAATTTGGAAATGATATTGACGATTTCGCCCGCATCAAAGCAGTTACCTCCCGGACTTTGAATATAAATGTGCGCGTCCTGTACGCCGTCTTTAACAAGTGCGTCCACTTGTGCGCGAAACCCCTCGGCGTTGGTTTCCCAACCGATAATGCCTATAATGCGGATTTCGGCTTTTGTACCGTTTTTTACTGCTGTTATTTGAAAATTTTTGTCCATTTCGCTTGAATTTTGAGCAAAAATAGGGACGCAAAATCACCCTGTCAAATGAAGTTAGAAGACTTCTAACAATTATTATAAGCCTTCTAATCTCGTTTTTTTTAATCAATGATTACCTTGAATTTTGTCTCAAAATTCAAGGAGAAATGGCAAAAAAAACAGGTAAGAAAGAGTACGAAAAACTGAAACGTTCGGCATACGAATACGTTGTCGTTCAAAACTATACGCAGGCTGAAACCGCCGAAATGCTTGGCATTTCCGAAAGAACGCTGTCCGATTGGGCGCGAGCGGGCAATTGGCGCGAATTAAGGAAAGCGCGTCAGTCTGCAATCAGCACAGCCAATAATAATTTGAAAAATATTATATCACTGCTTTCTGAGCAACGCATCCGTTTAGAACCGGAAATCCGCAAGGCGCACGCAAACGGGGATATAGAGTTGGAATTAAAGTTAAGCAAGGAGGCTAAATCTATTAGTGACGAAATCAGCAAAATAAACAAAGCACTCCAAGACAATGACAAATCAAACGGCATCACGCTTGGTTTATATATCGACATTATGGACGATATTTTCAACAACCTGCGTGTAGTGGACTTAAAGATACGCTGCCAGAAATGCGGCACAGAAACAAATTTGTTCGACGAAACGCTTGAATTTCAAGCAATGTTAATCCAAAAGAAAACCATTGAATTAGGCTAATGGCAAGCACTAAGAAACAAGACAAGAAAAAAGCCGAAGAATACCTCAAAAAATTGGAGGTTGCTAAAACGGCAAACGCAGTTAATCCCTTTGAAGAAAAAGAGGAGCAAAAGGCGCGTATTGCTCGCGCGCAGACTGATGTTGCCTATATGGTTAAAACTTATCTGCCGCATTATGCAACCGCCGAATGTGCTGACTTTCAAATAGAATTTGCCGAAATGGTCGCCGCTAACCCGCTTTTCAAAGGATTTGCCGAATGGGGGCGTGGATTAGCAAAATCCTGTTGGTGCAACATTATTATATTGCTGTGGTTATGGATGCGCGGCGAGGATATTTTTGTCGGACTGAAATCCGACAGTTACGACCGAGCTGAAGAACTACTTGCCGATGTGCAGGCAGAACTTGAAGGAAACCCACTTATCATTCACGACTTTGGCGCTCAAAAAATGGAGGGCTCGTGGGAGTTAGGTAAATTTATTACTCGCGATTACCGGTTTATCGGTATGGCTTTCGGCATCAAACAGAAAGTGCGCGGTTTGCGTAAGAGACAACGTCGCCCCAACATTTGGATTATTGACGACCTTGAAACGCCAAACACGATAACGAACCCAAAACGAATGAATGTGCAGGCAAAACATATAGAACGTGATGTGATCGGCACAATGACTGGCAAACGCCGCCGCCTGTTGTATGCCAATAATAAGTTTGCGCGAGTAATGACACAAACCATTTTGCAGGAACGTCACCCGAAATGGAAGGTACATCAAGTAAAGGCATATAATAAAGTAACATACGAGCCCGCGTGGAAAAGCATGTATAGTCCTGACTTTTACCGTGAACAGGAGGAAGATATGACTATTGCCGGTGCTTATGCCGAATATAACCACGAAGTAAAATTAGAGGGTAAAAATTTCAATGAAGATAATATTCAGTGGACAAAAATTTCTGATTTGCACGAGTTTCAAATGATTATCTCGCATTGGGACATCGCATATACCGATAATGAAAAAAGCGATTACAATGCCGTAAGAGTATGGGGTGTAAAAGATCAAAAATTTTATCTGATTGATTGCTTTGTAAAGCAGGCAAAAATGAAACTATACTGCACGCGGTCAAGTTTTGTGCAAATAGTAAGACATTAATGCACAAAACTTGCCCGTGAGGAGTATAGCTTGTAATTATATGTGTGAAGTTCGCAAACAAATTCCACAATCGGCTAATATGATTTTTCAATACGAAAGTCAATTTTGGAATGATGAAGTGGGGCGAAATATTGAAGAGGCAGAAGATGCGCACGGTGTTACGCTCAATATTATGAAAGTAGATAACCCGAACACAAATAAGCTAGGCAGAATACTTAAGATGGTACCATACTTTCAAAATTCACGCATTTATTACAACGAAGCCCTAAAAAGCCACAACGACACACAGGTCGGCATTATGCAACTTTGCGCCATCGAGGAAGGCAGTACCGAAAAAGATGACAGTCCGGATGCAGACCAACAGGCGATTGCCGCTTTGGAAAAATATACCGGTTCCGCTCGGCGACCGAAAACAGAGAAAAGCTATAAAGTCGGGCGAATGAAACAAACTTATAATTGGTAGAATCATGGAAGAAAGATTTTTTTTATGGGAAGATGGCGATGGTCATAAATATTGTGTTCCGGTAAGCCTTAAAAGCAAAATAGACGAATTAGATGAACTTCACCCGGTACATAATTGTGATTCATACGAGGAGTTTGAGGAAAAATGGTATAAAATATTTAATGAAATAGAATCTCAATTAATGCAAGTTGAAGGAGTTTTGACATTCACTAATCCAAAAACAAATTAAAATTATGCGATACATAACTCGTGAAGATTTAATTGAAGTAATACAGGGCAGACTGTTAGACGAAAGTGTGTCGGAGCTGCCTGAAAAAATACTCAACGGATTGGAAAGCAAAGCCATTGATTTTGCTATTTCCTACATTTCGGGAAGGTACGACACCGATAAGATATTTGGCGACCCGGTAATGCGTAGCGGTTTATTGGTACAGGCAATCGCAATGATTGTCGTTTACCGTGCTGTGCGCCGGAATGCCGGACGAAAAGTGCCGGACGATTTTCCCGATATGTACAGCGAGGCAATTCGTATTTTAAGCAATATTCAAACCGGCAGTCAGTCACTTGCCGGTATGCCCGAAGTAACAGGCGAGAGCGGAACTTCCGGCTCAATGATGTATGGAAACACAACTAACAAAGATTTTTTTATTTAAGTTATGAATAATATTACAGATAGAGGCTTGCAGATGCACGCAATGCAAATGAATGAAGCAATCTCCGCTTTGATAGAACTCGAAGCAATGAAGGCTGAAAATAAACAAAGAGAAGCAGAGGGAAATTCGCCTGCATACACTTATGAGCAAATCATAAATCTTCAAAAAGAATATTCTCTTGATTACAATCGTATCATTGAAAAAATGCGAGATTTTTTTTAATAATTAAATGATAAAAAAATGACATTTAAAGACCGATTATACAACGCTGCGGCGGCAATGTTGCCCAATAATAAAATCTTTGCCGAATACTACAAACGCAGTAATGGCGGGAACAAAGTTGATTGGAAACGCCAAGCAAATATGCTCCAAGCCAAAGAAATAAAGGATTGGAAAAATGGCGTTATGTCAGCGACCGACCCCGAAAATCCACGCCGTGGCGATTTAATGCGTTTTTATCAAAACTTGATGCTTGACAACCATTTGGCAAGTGTAATCGACACCCGAATTTTGCGTGTGCAACGTTCATCTTTCAAATTGACGAACGATAAAGACGAAGAAAACTACGAGTTAAAAGCGTTATTAGAACGCCCTTGGTTTGAGGATTTGGTACGGCTTGTTTTGTTAAGCCGTTTTCAAGGCACAACGCTGATTGAAATGTTTGATACTGATGCCGAAACACAGGAGTTGGTGTGCGTCGATGAAATCCCGCAATCAAATTTCATAGCGCAAAAAGGAATAATTATCAAAGAGGAATACAACGATAAAGGCGATGATTATCGCACGGGTATATATTCCGACTATTATTTGCAAGTAGGCGGCGATTGGGATTTAGGAATGTTCAATCAGTTGGCAATGATTGTACTTGCCAAAAAATTAGGCATCGGCTCGTGGATGTCATACGTGGATAAATACGGCGTACCTCCGATTTTTGCTATTACCGACCGGATGGATACCGGCAGGCGTGATGAATTGTTTGAAATGTTGTCGACTTTCCGACAAAATATGTTTGCCGTTTTGCAGGGCAATGAAAAAATAGAAGTGCCGCGCATTACAGAAAACAACCCGCACAATGTGTTCCTGTCGCTCATTGACGATGTGTGCAATAAGGAAATCAGCAAGCGCGTACTCGGTGGGACTGCCACAACAGACGCAAAATCTTTTGTCGGCTCGGCAGAGGTGCAGGAGCGTGTAGCGCAAGACCGATATGAAGCGGACAAACTTCTTTTCAAATATATTTTCAATACAAAAGTTCGCCCGCGTTTGGCAAAAATAAGCAGTGTTTATGCTGATTTTACCAACTATACGCTCGAATGGGATAACCAAGAAACACTTGACATTAAAGGCTATATTGATGCCGTGCAAAAACTTTCCAGTGCATTTGAATTTGATACGGAAGAAATAAAGACGCGCACAGGCTTGCCGATTATCGGAATAAAACAACCGATTAACCCATTTACAGAACCGACACCACTGAAACCTGCCGGCTCTCAAAAAAAAAAGCCTGATGCGAACGTAAAACCTTTCCCTGTGGGGAGCGGTCGGGAGGGGCTACCGCCAACGGCTTCCACTTGGGACGCCGCTGTTGAGCAACTTGTTAATCAAATTTGGGAGAGAAATATCAACGCATCCGACCTTAACCGTGACCTCGTATTGAAATATTATGCAGGCTTGAATAAGGCAACACACAGCGGTTGGGGCGCAGGTTATTACACCAACGAATTAACGCGAGATTTTCGCGAAAATTTGTTGAAATTTAGCGGCGCAAAGTCATATAATCTCATTCGTCAAATCGAAGCATTAAAAGAAGGACAAACAAGCAAAGAAGCCTACCATGAACAGGCAAAAAAACTTGTGAATATTCATAACGAAACCTGGCAACAGGTAGAAGAAAAGTTTGCTGCTAACTCGGCAAGTTCGGCGCGTGATTTTCAAGTCTATCAGCGTGATGCCGATTTGTACCCGAATTTGAAATACCGGACAATGGGTGATGCCGAAGTGCGCCCGGAACACGCTGCCAACGACGGCGTAATTAAACCAATTAATCAATGGACAATAATAACGCCGTTAGACCACAGCTGCCGTTGTTGGTTGGAACAAACATTTGAAAGTCCCAACGGCAGAGATATTTCTGTTTATAATGATAAAATAGCAAATAATCCGGCTCTCAATGGCGAATTATTTACACAAAAAAACAGCTATTTTCAAAACATAGAACGCGCAAACAAGCAGGCTGTAAATGCAAACACCGACTTAATGAAAGAGTATATGCCATACAACCGACAAATAAAAGTCGGTGATAATACTGTTTTCATTAATGATTTTGCCGATTTATCAGACTTGCAGCCGAATATTGATGCCGCTAAAATTGTGGCTGATTTTCTGAATAAGGACATTTATATTCGTCCGCATATTAGTGTTGCACATGGTCATCCGAATCCGGAGTTTGGAATCGGCAGGAAAAATATATTAGCGGACTTGAAAACAATGTCGGAAGGTTCAAAAAATTTCTTTGATAGCAGAATGCGATCGGCGTCAAAACAGGGGTGCAAGTTGGTGGTTATGAATATTGACAACTTCAATGGAGATGCTATTGAACTGCAAACGAAAATAAAGAGCGGATTTGAATACAACGGAAATCCAAAAAATGAAAATATTGAAAGGATTATTCTCATCCGAAACAATAAAGCAATTCAATTAACAAGAGGACAGGTAAGCAGGGGGTTGTTTTCTGACGTTGATGAGTTGCTATAAAAAGAATGAGCCTCGAAGGCTTGCGCGTTCTCGGCTCCGGAGTGCAGGACGAATCCAGCACCACAAAAATACAACTAATATTTTAATTGTCAAACAAATCAATGGCAAATATCATAAAATCAATAAATTTCGGCTATGCGCAAGAAAATCTGTTGCGTGACACGGCTCGAATGGCAGCTGTTGAAAGCGTGAACTTTTTTAAAGAAAGTTTTCGCAATGGCGGTTTTACTGATACTGCGTTTGTGAAATGGGAGGATAAAAAAAGTCCGCTCGGCGGTAAAAGAACAATGTATGGCACCGGAACCTTGATGCAGTCCATTCAAAAAACAGAAGAAAACACGCAGCGCGTTGTTGTCAGTTCCGGCACCCCTTACTCGGCACTGCACAACGATGGCGGAACAGTTACCGTAACCGCACAAATGAAAAAATATTGGTGGGCGCAGTATTATAAGTTATCCGGCAAAACAAAAACAACCAAACGCGGCAAACAGGCGAATACGGCAAGCAACCGGAAACTGAATGCCAAAGCCGAATATTGCAAACGTATGGCACTGATGAAAGTCGGCTCAAAAATCAAAATCCCAAAACGCCAATTTATGGGCGAAAGCCAAACGCTGATGAACGAGCTTGACCAAAAATTACAGGCGAAAATTGCCGAATATTGGGAAAAGTCTTGAACCGGGATTTTTACAGGATTAATGAGATTAACAAGATTATATTATGGTTTACTGGAGCGAACTTTACAAAGAAATTGCCGAAAAAATAACGGCAAGCCTGCCGGACATCCGCTGGGCAGATTTATGGCATGAGCAGGTAAGTTATTTGACTGAAGAGCTGCCGTTTCCAACGCCGGCTGTGTTTATTGATTTCAATACGCAGCAGACAAATGATAATGGTTTATTAACACAGGAATTGACCGTACAGGTAGATTTGCGCTTGTTTTACGAAACATTTTCGGACTCCTACGACGGCAGTTACAATCAAGACGGCGCACTGGAGTTCCTTGACCGGCTAACGGAACTGTACGCGCTTTTTCACGGAAGGAGTGGCAAGCATTATTCCCAAATGCGCCGTACCGATATGACCCGCGAGGAGAGCGGAGGTGCCGGGAACCTGTACCGAATTTCATTTGAATGTATTGTAACCGATTATGCCGCAAAGGAGCTGTTTAACGAAGTGCAAATGCCCGACCGCGAAGTGGAAACCGAAAAGGAATTGCCACCGGCACCTCCGCCATCGGAGCCGATGTATGATATTCCATAACAAAAAAGCCGCTTAGTTAGCGGCTTTTTTGTTCCTGAGGCAGTCTTAATTTAACCCCCTCCCAGCATCCTAAATAATTCAAACAAAAACTTTCTGTCATCTTCGTTTTTAGTGTTGATTAGTTTTTTAATATTAAAATAATTTCAATTGTAACTCTTTCAACTCTTTTTCTTTCTGTTTTTTTTTCTGCAATTTTCCCAATTCCGTTTTTACTGAAGGGTAGGCTATGTATTTGTTAAAACAGTCATACGAGATGCGGTACTGGTCGCGAATAAGATTTTCGTAAATCCACTTTTGAGTTCTCCCGTTTTTGGATTTACCATTCTCTTTTACGATACTTTGAATATCTGCGATTCGTTGCAGTATGTTTTCTCGGTTATATGCCATAATAATACTTTAATTAATTTCTGATTGTCTTACAAATCCAAATTCATTTACCAATCTAACCGCTCCGGATTGTTTTACCTGTTCTTTTTGTTCGTCGCTATCCCATGCGTAATAGATTGTTCTTTTTCGCGTGTTGATAGCGATTCCTTTCTTGCGTAGCCTGTAAATCAAATTATGTTTGATTTTTGGCGACTGTTTTCGGGGGGGGTAATTTCGTGTTTCATACTAATATCTTAAGAATGTCCAGTGAATAATTTTACCTTTGAAGCCCTTATCAAACCATTTATAAAAGTCTTTTACATCATCAAACCCGTCGTTTTTTGCAAGTGTTTTAACCTCATCCCACCAAATTTCGCGACCATCTATTATAACTAAACAAAAACGATGCCCCTTTGATTTTATCCATCGGATTTGAATTTCTTGTATAGAATAGCATAAATCAATACGGAACAAATCATGCTCTTTTGCCAGTACATTCGTTGTAAAATGTATCCACTCGCCGGCACGCCAGCGGTTTTGCTTATCTTCGCGTATCGTGTGTATTTTCGCACCTTTTAAAATAGGCTCTTTGAATTGTTGTTTGAATCCGAGTATCATATTATTTTCCTGTATTTAAGATAGGTATTAAAAAATTCAATATAAAATTTTGCCCGATTTGGCTCATACCAACGCAGATAATTTATTTTTTCCTTTATCTGTTTTTTAGTTCCAAATCCACACATTACGCATCCTGTACGGTCTAAATAGTTGTAAATGTTTGGATTGTTTTTACTTATTCCTAAAACTTTCTCTATTTCTGCAAGTTCGGAATTGCTGACATCGAAAATAGGTTTAAAAAGCGTTTTTGAATTTCGCACACAAAAATCATACTCCTTGTTTTTGCCAATGCTTCTACGTCCTTTTTCTTCTTGTCTTAATCCGACTATGTTTGCCTTATTTTTCTTTAAAATGTGTTCTTTCAATAGTTTACAGCATTTTTCAGATAAGCATAATCCGCAGGCATCTACCCATTCGCACCTTTCTGTATAATCTTCTAAAACTCGGCTGTTTGAAATTTTGACATTCCATTTTTTTACACGAATATCATTCCAATATTTGCTAAATTGTTTTCCCCACAATGGAAGTCCCTCTGTTTTAAAAATCTCAAAAATTCTTATTCCATTATCAACGGTGGTAATGTCTTGTTCTTCTATTCTGTGTCTTATTTCTGCAAATTCGTTGTGTGTTTTTGCGTATATTGCAGGAAATTGCTCGTTGTTTAGTTTTAATACGTTTCTCACTATGTGTAGCAATAAATGACTGTCACGACCTCCACTATAAGAAAGTTTTGCAGTATCAGGATTATAAGCCTTATATCCCTCTAATCGTTCTACAATTTGGTCTATTTTTTGGTAAATATTCATGCAAACATTCCTAATTCGTCATATAGTTTTCAAATAAACTATAAAGTCTTACTATTTCGCTATCCCTCACTTCAAGCAGAGAATCAATTCGTTTTTTTGCACTCATAATGCTTGAGTGTACTTTGCGGTTAAACATGTTGGCAATTTCCCTGTATGTGTATCCACTTGTATATAACTTGTGATAATACACCTGCCTTGCGTCAGATAACTCTTGTTTTCGGCTATTTCCGAGTAATTCTTGTTTTGTAACTCCTATCAAATTTGCAAATTTGAATAAACCAAGCATCGCATTGTTTTTTTTGTGGTTATCTTCTAATTTGCGAATGTATTGGTAAATATTATTCCATTCGGAAATTTCTCCAACCTGTTTGTTGTCAACATATAAGATAATATCAGTATCTGACTGATTCATCACTTTAATTGCATCGGCGATTGGACTTCCTATAACAGGACGGTTTTCGGTACTTAGCGTTCCCTCTGTACTAATTGCTATTATCATTGTTTAACTCGTTTAAATTATTCAAAATACCTGCAATCTCTCGTTTGTCTGTCGCCTGTTCCGGTTCGTGCTTTAAAGTTCCGACTGTCCGTTGCCTCTGCTTCTTTGCGTCGTACTTGCGCCAATCAAACTGCGTGATAATCTCCTGTAATTCTTCCATGCTTTTTACGTTGCTGCTTAGGCAATGGTAGTTTCCGTAGTAATCCTTTGCGCAGGCAAGCACCATTTCGGCAGGAATCCAGTATGTCAATCGAAGTTTTGCACCGTTTTTATACTTATACACGGCTATAATGAAACCTTTATTAATCCAGCATCCCAAATACTGACCACCTTCGGGGCATTCTATTTTTGTCTGCATAAACAACTCTTTTGTGATGCCTGTTTGATTCTTTTTCATTTTTTAATTTCGGCACAATTATTTTCTATCCACTCCCTCCCGCAAGTGGGGCAAATTCCCCACTCGCAACGGAGGCAAAATTCAGTTCCACAATGGGCGCAAGTCCGGGTTATACAGTGGTTCATTTTTATTATCTTGCTTCCGGTCACGCCTCTGTCATTCCCAAAGGCACGCTTACCCATGCGCCGTTTTCATTTTTACGCTCTGCCTTAATGTAGAATTTACTTACAGCCGGGCGGTAAGCGGCTTCGATAATGCGCACGCCGTCAATAAATAATTCGCTTTTACTGTCCTCCGCCATTTTACGCAGTTGCATTACGCGGCTTGCCTTCAGGTTCCCCTGCTGGTCTTTTGCCAATAGCCGCATGATGCCGTCAACCAACATTTTACTTTCATTGTCTTTGGCTAATGAGCTGATGTACTGTTTTACTTTTTCAATGCCTTCGTTTACGGTGTCATCGTAATTGTCGGTTGTGTACTGTCCAAGCGTTATCCGGCGTGTTCCCTCTGCATTGGTAAAGGTGTTGCTGCGCTGGTCTTGTTTTACCTCGTAAAGTTCCTGTTTCATCAACATTGCCTGTTGAAATGCTTCATAAACGGCAGTTTTGTTTTTTGCCAATTCTTTGCTGATTGTTTCGAGTGCCGGAAACATCTCATTGATAGTATCGTTTACCAGTGTTTTGTAAGTATCACGGTTTTGACGTTGTTTTTCGGACGCTTCCCTTTTTGCTTTTTCCGCCTTGTATTCTTCAAATTCCACACGTTCTTCGGCGGTCATTGTTACTTGTTCTTCCATGATTGTTAATATAAAATGTTATTTAATTCTACTAACTGTTTAATTGCTCTTTCCCGTGCCGCTTTGGTATCAAAAAATTCTAAGATTTTCCAAACACCAAATTCTCCGGATTGCTTTATGGCGTACTTCTTTTTTCCGCTTTTCCCTTCGTAGTCTTGGGGACGTATAAATACGTATCCCGCTTCCTGTAGTTTGATTACGCTTGCTTTTTCCATGATTATTTGCTTTTTATTGATTGTTTTAATTTCGCCAGCTTACTATATGGAATTGTTTCCATAATCATTTGACATTTTCTTGGATGCTCTTCCAAAGAGGCTTCTCCCGTCTTTTCGATTAGACTTAATAAAAAATCATACACATCATTATCTAATTCGATTTTAATTTTTGTTCCCATGTTAAATGATTACTCCCTTATCTAAATTTTCAAGTCGCTCCAAATGATAGGCAATAGCCGACCAAAACTCGACACTACGTTTAGCCACATTTTTCGATTTGATAGACCGCGCCCTTTTAGCTGCATCTTTCTGTTCCTCTGTGATGTTACGGGCTGTTTTTATGCACTCTTTAAGTGATAATATCAGCCCCATTTCGGATGGTTTTAATTTATTTTCGCTCATAATAATTCAAAATACCGTTTGAAATTAAACCTGTTATAACAATGCCAGTCGCCGTCATTGTCTTTAACCATAAAGTCATCGCCGCGCCTGTATATGTCGTATATACATCCTCTGTCGTACCAGCTTTCTCTGTTTGGAGAAAGGATTGTTTCAATACATTTTGCTTTCATTTTATTGGTTGCCGGTTAATATTTCCATCATTCTGCACGCCGTTTCTTCTTTGGATAAAATCAACTTGTAAATCAGACTATCCAACAACAGGAATCTATCCTCGTCTGTGTAGTTTTCGATACTGTTAAGTATCTTTTCGTGTAATGTTTCTGCCATTTCTTCCATAATGCTAAATTGTTAATTGGTTAATTCCATTGTGATAAATATTGAATATTTTCAGTTGTCATTTCCTCAGCCACTTGCAAGTCTTTTTTTTTCTTGTTGAAAGCCGAATAAAGGCTGCGGAGCTGTTCTGCGGGAATGTCATTAAACTGCTCGCGCCTGGCAGCGCGGCAGGCAATAGCTTTTATTTTTGCCGCGCTTTGTTCTAAATTCATCGACTGCAGCCATGCGCCGATGGATGCCATCAGGCGCTTGCGGAGTTTGTCGAGTTTGGCAAGCGCGGGGTTTAGTTGCATATCTAATGCGTTGCATGCTTCTATCAGTTGCGCTACGCTCAGGTCGCGGCTGCTTTCGACGCGGTAACTACAAAGGATAGCTTCTTTGGCGTCGTTGCCGGCGCCGGTGCGCCCCAAAAGTGTGTGGAACTTCTTTAGTAAGGCGTTTTTTTGTTTGTCTTCAAAGGTTAGTGTTGCCATTGTTTTTAATTATAATAGATTTCCAACAAAACACTACTTCCATTCACGTTATATATCCGCAATTTTTCTCCTACTATTTCGCGCTTAATTAGTTCGCAAGAGCGTAACAATTTCCTATTAAAGAACAAATATTTATTTAGCATGTCAGAGTTTTGTTTTAGTTGATTCAACTCGTCTCCGGCAGCAACCCAATCGCAATAGCTCCTTATATCACCTGCATATCTAAGCAACCACTCCGGGCGTTTGCTCGTACTTACCTTGTAGTCTAAATTTATTTTCTTTACGTTGCTCATAATTTTAATCGTATTTCGTTTTTTCTTAATTTATCCTCTTGTATTTTATAGCCTATAATCGTGTAGTCATCATAATTGCCCGAAAAATCACCACTGATTATTTCCTCTATTCTTATCTGATTGCTTGTTGCGTAACTTGCCCGAATCTCTATTAAACTGCCATTATCATGTTCGAGCAACAACCAGCCGTAAAATGCAAAACTCCAATACTCGTCTGCATCGGGAAGGCTTTTGTCTGTGTTGTACTCGTGGATAAGCATTGCGTATCAATTTAAACTCCCCAATATTTCACCGCCATTTCCTCGCTAATCACCACCGGTTTGCCGCCACCATACCGTCCGACCGGAAACGCTTTAAATCCCTCTATCCTGAATGACACATTAGCATCCCGCCAAATACGCTGTGCCAATTTGCCATCCGGCATATTTCCTGCCGAATGGCTGATGTAGATAAACAGTTTGTTTGGAAACTCCTCTTTAAATCGTTTGTACTCTGCGAATGCCAATTCCCAAAACTGCAATGTGTCTATTATTACCACGTTTGGGCTGTTTCGTCTTCTCAGGCGCGAAAGCAACTCTTTTGTACTGTCTTTATTTAGAAGAAGAAACCTGCGCCTTACATCTTCCATACCTGTACGCTTAAATGCCTCTTGTATCGACAGGCTCAAACCCTCCTCAACCGAATTGTAAGCAACTGTTTCAAAGCGTGTCAGGTATTTTGCCAGCTGCATGGTAAAACTCGTTTTGCCATTTTTTACCGAGCCATACACTATCCATGTGCCTGACAGTTCCGGACACCCGACAGCATCACGCCAGATGCCGTCAAATTCGAGTGTGTTAAACTTCGCTTGTAATACATTATCTACCGAATATGCCCGTTTCATGCTATTTTTGCTAATTCTTTGTAAATCCGGCGCAGTGACGGAACGTTATCTTCGCCCATTGTGGAGCGCAACAGTTTGTTTACCTCCGCATCGGGGCTGTTTGCTTTGATAATCATTGCGGCGTTTGCCTGTAACATCTTTTCGCCCTCTTCCCGTGCCATTGGAATGACCTTTCCGTAGCGTTTGCCAAAGCGTGAGAATATTTCCGTATAGCCAACCTTTTTGCCGTCAATAGCGCGGCGTATCTTTTCCTTTAACCCATCGGCTCCCATCATATACCAGCCGCAGGCTAACTCTGTGGCGTTCCACAAGGCTTTGATTTCGAGAAAGGCGCTATAATCAAGGTCGCCTGCCTCGTCGAGAATAATTAAAGGAGTGGGCAGCGTTTTTAAGTAAAACACCAAATTCTCATAAACGTCCGAGTATTTACCCGTTCCACCCACTCCAAATTCTTTCGCTATGTAGCGCACCAATTTCTGTTTTGTCTTTACCTGCGAACAATCGACATACACCACGTTCTTGTGTGTTTTTGCGTAATGTACTGCCGTATATGTTTTGCCGATGTCCGACAAATCGCAAAGCAGAGCCGATGTGCTTTTCTCCCGGCAAAATTCTAATTGCGTAGATATAAACCGGAAAACCGGAGTATTTACCGTTTTCCATTCCGGCGCATTGGTTGGACTCACACCCATCCGGCGCGCAAGGCTTATCCATTGCGCATCGCTCAACACTTTTTCTGTGTCGCCGTTTTTAATGCGGCTGTATTGAGCGGCGTTAATTCCGATACTTACTGAAAACTTACTGTCACTGCCTGTAAAGTTTTCGCGGCTTTGCTGTAAAGCCTCTAAAATTCGTTGTTGTAACTCTTTTGTAATCATAATGGTTGGTGTTTTAAATTATTATTACTATTTTCGTTGAAAAAATCAAGATATGAATACTGAATATATTTTTGTTAAATTAGAGATAACCGAGCCTCACAAGGATATTTCAACTGTCGAGAATGATGCACGTTCCTTATGTGATATTTTTGGTTTCCGTTTATCTGTTTTACGCCAGTCGGAAGATTATTTTGCCTTTGAAATTGCATATCCTCATTTTCATTTCCTTGAAAGTGATTTTTCGGCAATTGTGAAATCCTTTGCATTGCTAAATGGTTGTTTATATGTTGGTTCCTATATTGCATTGTTGTAATATTTAAAATGTTGCTTTTGCGTATTCTTCTATGCCTGCCATGTCAAATTCATAATCCGGCTCTGCCTGTTCCGGTACCGGCGTTTCTATGATTTCAACCGATTTGGATATTTCGTTGATGAAGTCGGAAGCCTGTGTATCCATGATTCCGAGTTTTGGCATATCTGCTCTTGTGTCTTTAAGCATTTTGCCGAATTTTGCCCTCCGTTTAGCCTGTTTTAAGCGTTTTTCTTCGTCCTCCTCTGTGGATTCAAATTTCGATTCGTTGTACCGGTAATTTTCCACGTTGGTTGCGCTGCCAATGTATTTTCCTCCCTGATAGAGATAACACTTGTCTACTTTTCCGTTTTCGTCAGGGAGCCAGTATGCTGTTACGTTTCTGTTGCCCGGTTTGAGTAGTTCTAAGCATTTGAAATCATCAAGCAAAAACATTTCATAATTACATTGAAAGTGATTGTTGTTGTAAATGCTTGTTTGAGTTTCGTTGCCGATAAATTGGTAGAGCCTCCACGATTCTACTTTTGGTAAATTCATATTTATATTGCTTATGAATACCTCTTTGCGTGTCATTCCCGGATATGTCTTTTGGTTCGGGTGTAGTGTATTATTGTGTTGGTCAATATCACGCAAATCGTCCTCCACTATTTGCTTAAACTCAAATTCTTTTTCCTTAAATTCGCCTTTTGCTTTAAAGCGAGTAGTTCGGTAGGCTCCTTTTCCGAAAAAGCGACCGCGAGTATGGTTGTTTTCGTGTGCAACACCCCATTTTAATGCTTTTATGGCATGTTCGGCGCGTTTGTTGCGCGAGTGGCTGCTCATGGTTGTAAATGGGAACTGCAACTTAAACTGCTCTGTCATTATGCTGTCCATAAGGTGGTGTTCGTGTTCTACCTCGCCCGGCATAGGAAGTCCCATCAGCTCAAGTTCGCAAAACATATTGCGGAAACATTGCATCACATCATCCGATGTCAGGCTTGTGCGTGAATATACAGGAGTAAACCAATAACCGCTTGCCACATCGTAAGCCATATAGCGATGGACTCTGTCCCCGCCTTTCATCTTCCGGCTTAAATCGGCATCGTCCATTGAAATTTTACTTAACGAGTATTTTGGAGGTTTGCGAAAATCAAACGGCATCTTTTCAACCGTTGCCACATAACTGCCGTCACGCTTAGCAGAGGTAGCGACATCGTTTATATGCTTTTTCAAATAATTCCAAACAGTAGTCACGCTTATTTCCAACGGTTTCGGTTCGCTCCCTTTTTTAGGGGTATATCTAAAATCTTCCGGCTTGAAAATTTCGCCGGTTTCTTTGTCGAAAAACTCTTTTTCTCCGTTTACAAACTCCATGTACAACCGGTGAACCTCTTCTTTGAATGGTTTGTTGTTGGCTATCCATAAGGCGAGTATTAATTTTTCAGACTTAACAGATACTTTGCGCGTGTTGTCGTTTCCGGTGTTCCCATTTAAAACAGAGGCATAGTTGGGCGTTTCATTGTCGTTTAAATAGGCTTTAAATATTCTTTCAAAACTGCGAGCATTGATAATCGGGTCGCATGGGAAAACAACAGATTGCTCCAAATAATACTCTTGTGCCAACTTATAAAATTCACCCATATTTGCCTTTTTTCCATGTTTTGCACGCGCTTCTTTATGGCTTTGAAGTGCATAATGTACGGCATTTAGAATGGAACATTTATTTACATATTTAGCAATGATTTTCGGGTCTATTGTTTGACCATTAGGACGCTGAGAAAGAAACCATGTGCGAGCTTTGAGGTCTATTTCTACCGTTGGAAAAACAGACGGCTTTTTATTCTCTGTTTCCGGAGTAACAGGAACAACAACGGCACCTGCCTGTATAGCCACTTTCTCCGAAAGCACCTGAACTGTAAGCGATAATTTCTCTATTGCTGCTGCCATTTTATCCATTTTGCTGTCGAGAGCGTCTATTTTGCTGCCTAAGTAATTTTCAAGAGCGGTAATCCTGTCCGGGCGTTGAATGCTTTGGAGGTCAATCAGCGTATTGCCGTTGGTCCCACGCCGGTATATTTTCAAAAAACCGCGACGACTGTCTTTTTTGAATTGATTGTCGGTCAATCCGGATCCAAGCCAATCGCTTTTTGTTATTACTACCGTATTTCCTATTGTTTGATACATAATTATCGTATGTTTTTGCTCCCGCCGGTGGCTCGAACACCGGTGCTTGCCTATCGGGAAATAATGCTTATTTTTACGGTCGCCAAACTTTAAATTTTAAGCATTATGATTTATATCCGCTATACATTCAACCTCAATCGCAATCAGGTTGATACTGTTCGCAAAGATTTTGGAGGTCGGTTAAGGAAATTGAGCCTGAGATACAAAACCGGAAAAGATTTTCATCCTGAACGATGCTCAGACCACGCAAGCCAACCTTGGCAATTAGACTTCTTAATCCTTCAACCAAAATGCCAGACAGAGCATCACTTGCAAAGTATTCGAGACCTTCACGAATCCGTGCTGCCTGCATTTCAGGATACTCATCCAGAATTGGGAAGCGTAACCATTTATAGGAATGTGTATAATTTTCCTCATCTAATTCCTGCGATGCAGGATTATTGGAAACCATCTCCTCCTGAACTTTGTGGTACTCCCGCGTCAGAAGCATTAAATCCTTAAATAAATCCTTTTCGTTCATAACTATTTAATTTTTAATGGCTAAAAAAATAACCGGTTAAACAATACCCACCCAATCACATAGCCAAACCATACGCCGACTACTGTTATAACCGTCCAACAAATCCGCGAGTTAAGCGGGTCGGTAAGCAGCTTATCCATGATAATGGCAGCGAAGTCGCGTAGTTTTGGTTTTCATGCCTGAGTTACTTTATAATTCGTCCTGTACATTTTCCTGACTAAGTCAGCTTTCACGCCTCTTGCATTCTCATATATCGCCGTGCGTACCGTGTGGCGGTTGACACCGCACAGTTTCGCCAGTTCGTTGATAAACCCGTGACGGGGTGTTTTTTTGATTCCTGTTTGTTTTTCCATTCTTTTATCTTATTTTTGTTGCGTTAAACATTTGTATAATTTTTTTGTTATGATCGATTTAGAGTTAAAAGACAATTTTTTGCATTGGTTGAGCGAAAAATCAAATGTGTCTATTCAAAATAATTATTATTTGTCTGCGGCATTAGATGCGGCAATTCGCCTAACATGCAACACAACAGTAAATAGCGTTTCTATCGTTTCTCTGTATCCGCCAGAACGTCTTTACCGGGACATTTTTCTACGTTGGAAATCGCATTGCTTAACGCCTCTGTCAACAAATTGGTCAAATGATGTTCAATTGAATGTTTTTGGTGTTGAAGCGCCGATAAACAATCCTGACTACAAGGCTGAACTTGAATCTCTATTTTATCAATTAGAGACTGAATGTTTAGAGTAACCATTGGTGTTGTTTTCATAACATTGATGTTTTAAAAGTTATACATTTGATTAATCGCAACAAAAATAAGTATAAAGTTTTACCTATAAAAGAAAAATGGATAAAATTTCACCCATAAAAGAAAAGATTTTATATTTCCTCGAAAAACAAGGGATTACAAAGGTTGATTTTTGTGAAAAAACAGGTATTGCTTATGCAAACTTAAAAGGGAAAGGTCTCTTTAGTGAGATTGGCGGAACGCAAATAGGTAAAATTTTGTCTGTTTATTCCGAAATATCTCCTGAATGGCTACTTACCGGTCAAGGTTCCATGTTGCGCGAAACCAAAACGAATTGTACAGAAACTCACAAAACACCTGATTTGACAGGTGGTAAGAACTCCGATTCGAAAACTAAAGATAGTGATAATAACGCACCTGTGCAAGAAAAATCAGATATAACTGATAAATTTTCTGTCAACGACCTCGTAAAGGCAATCACCAATTTATCTGAAGCTGCTATTATCAATGCAGAAGCCAATAATCGGCAAAGTAAAAATATAGAAAGGATGCTTGATATGCTGTCCGGAGACATCGGAACTTATCAAAGAAAGACAGTGGTACAGGGTTGTGTGGATATGTGTAATACTGCTTGATGTGCTGCTGTCGGATAGCGTGTACCTATGAAACCGGCTAAAACGACTTGTACAAGCCGATATTTACCTAAAATAGCTTATTTTATTGTTTTTCAGTGTTTTATGTGAAATATCCCCCCTTTTACCCTATATTACTGCGTGAAATAAGGGGTACTTTAAATCAATAAAACCGTGTTTTCGGTGTTGTTTTTTGTCAATAAAGCCTATTTTAAAAATTTTGAGGGAACTAACTCGGCACTACTTTGGCACTAACTCGGCACTACTTTGGCACTAACTCGATGTATTTTTTGTACAAGGTTGTTGTTTTTGGGGTATTTTCGTTGTTTTGCTTTTTCGTGTTTAGGCATAAAAAAAGCCTCGTGTTAGGAGGCTGAATAATTTGGATATATGAGTATTTTTTCGTTATTTTACGGTGTTTTTGGTAGTTTATTAGGGTAGATTAAAGTAATGTTTAAGATATGGTTAATTTATTGAGGTTTTATGGAGAAAAAATTGAAGTAAAATTAAACCTAAATTGAAGCAAATGTACAAATCGTTTTGAATAGCCGTATGTTTGTGTTTGTCTGTATCCCTTTATTTATCGGTGTTGCGTGTGTTTTTATTGTTGGTATGTTTTGTACGGTTTGTTTTTACCCCCATACAAGCATATCCGTTTTCTTTTTGGTTAAAAACATTTGCACTCACGGCAGTTGCATGGACAGCGCGTTTTATGGTTGTTAATCTGCTTTTTTGGGCATGGGCGCCGGCTGCCAACGGATTTGCCGTTTTTGCGCGACAGTTGGTCGTTTGGGTTTCCATGGAAGCTTTGCCGACGCCCGGCGGGAGCGGCGCCAGTGAATGGATGTTTAAGGAGTATTACGGCGACCTTGTTTCTCAAGGGAGCATCCTCGTTGTCGTAACAATAATATGGCGGTTATTGACCTATTACGTGTATCTCCTGTTGGGTGTCTTGGTAACGCCGAAATGGCTACACAAACCACGTAAAAAATTAACTTCTTATTAGAACGAAACTCGTATGATGATGAAT